CACCTTTTTTTTTTCGAGGTCCATAAAAGTTGCGAGGGAATGAATAATATCCTAAATGTTGAATATTTCTGTACCAACTTTCATCTTGTTGTTTAGTTCGGTGAGCTTACCTATTGTTTCAGATACGTTTATCATATTATTTACAAAGATAAAGTTATAGTTCTTTAAATTAATAATGCTCACACGAAGTGGTTACGTGATAAAAGATGGCCCAATTCAAGAATTTAAAAGGGAGTTAACAGTAAGACCTATCATTAATAATGAATTCGGGTTTCCCCCGCCGCCTTTTAGAGTTTATAGAACAACTAAAAATGGAGTCTGTGTTCCAAGATTCTACGGAACTTCTAAGATTGGAGAACCGAAGGATGACAAGAGACCAGAACCAGCCGGGTCCGAGGCTAAGTTCGTTGGACAACTCAGAGACGCCACCCATCAGAACGCCGCACTTGCTGCGGCTCTTAGTGCAGGTCATGGAGTTCTTTCGCTCCCATGCGGGTATGGAAAGACCACCGTATCCTTGGCGATAGCGTGTAAGTTGGGTTATCGCACCATGATTGTTGTGCATAAACAGTTCTTGGCGGATCAATGGAAAGAACGGATTCAACAATTTTGCCCCGGGGCTACAATTGGTATGGTTCAACAAGACAAAAAAGAAGTCGAATGTGACTTTGTGATCGCCATGCTTCAATCTCTTTCACTGAAAGAGTATAATTTTCAAGATTTTGATTCTATTGGTACACTCATAGTCGACGAAGCGCACCATATATGCGCAAAAGTCTTTAGTCAAAGTCTATTTAAACTATGTCCAAAGCATATTTTTGGGTTGTCGGCCACACCAGAAAGAAAAGACGGTCTTACGAAAGTGCTTCATTGGTTTATGGGTCCGACTTTCTTTGCAATAGAGAGGAAAAACCAAGAACAAACAGAGGTTTTTCCGATAAGTTATGAGTGTGAAATGTACAAAAATCCACCACCATGCACACGTTTTGGTAAAGTATCGTTGGTAAATATGATTACGCTACTCGTCGAAGATAAACGTAGAAACAAAATGATTGTGGATTTGATAAAAAAACTTTCAAAGACAACTAGACAGATTTTAGTTTTAAGTGACAGGCGGTTTCATTGTGAATTTTTACACCAATGTTTCCCAAAAAGTTCAGGTCTCTATATGGGTGGTATGAAAGAAGCAGATCTCCAGGAATCTTCTAAAAAGCAAATAATTTTTGCGACTTTCAGTCAAGCTCACGAAGGATTGGACATCGCCACATTAGACACGGTAATTCTCGCAACACCCAAATCTGATATAGTACAATCGATAGGGCGTATCATGCGAGAAACTGAAGGTAAAAAGAACAACCCACAGATTTATGACGTTAAAGATGAGTGGTCAATTCTGGTAGCTATGTTTTACAAGAGAATGAAAGTATACAGAAATGGCGGGTTTAAAATACAGGGTAAGACAATGGACGGCGGCGAAAGTGACAAAACGTTCCCTCAGGGAAAGTGTCTATTTTTATAATCTGCATAATAAATAAATGTCTGGTGCATTAGTTCAGCTCGTGTCTAAGGGTGCTCAAGATGTTTATATAACAAACAATGACGGGGTCTCGCTTTTCAGTTTGAAATATAAAAGACACACCAATTTTTCACAAGCTCCCAAACTTATAAAAACTATAACATCATCGAAAGACAATATTATAAAAATACCAGTTTATGGCGATTTATTAAATGCTTTGTGGTTTGAAGGTGAAGGTATGATAACCAAATTTCAAGGAGCTCGTTTTCATTTATACATAGGTGGCACAAAAATAGATTCACAACCTTTTGATTATATTTCTGACGTATGGCAGAATTATTTAGCTGAAAATTTCGTAAAGGCTATGGAAATTATAAACAATGTCTCAGTTGCAAATAATCATTTTATACCTTTACATTTCTTTTTTTGTGATAATGGGATGTATTTACCTTTAATCGCTTTACAATACCACGAAGTAGAAATCAGAATTGAATTTAATGCGGATATTTCCGGTGTAAAATGTTACGGTAACTACATCTTTTTGGATACGGATGAAAGGAATCGTTTCACAAATGCATCGATGGATATTATAATCTCACAAGTTCAGCAATCTGAACACGAAATACTTCAAAATGAAACGACATTGGATTTAACAATCATTAATCATCCGGTCAAGAGTTTATTTTTTGGGTTTCCAGCAAAAAGTCCAATTATAGATGACGACTACTTAACTTTTGAAACAGCCGACATGTATTTAAATGGTACGGTATTATTTGAAGATATGTCACCACTCTATTTTCATATAGTACAGAACTATTATAATTCACAGTGTGGTATTATAAACTATGTGGAAGATTTTGATTGTCCGATGTATACTCGGTATTACGCTTATCATTTTTGCAAAGATGCATCACAATATAAACCCGCAGGTACTTGCAATTTCAGTAGGTTAGATAATGCAAAAATTATTTTGAAAAATATTACACGTGGCGCCAATAGAATTGATGATAATTATTTAAATGTGTATGCAGTTAGTTATAATGTTTTGCGTATAAAAGAAGGTATGGCTGGAATTTTATTCGCAAACTAATATAAGAATGGGGGTTCCTATAGGCGACGTCGCTCGCGTAAGTCAGGTCTTATTGGCGAGCCTTCAACAGGATCGAATAACAACAGAAGATAGGACAACACCCAGTCTTATAACAGCTGAATCGGTGAACACCACAGCGGTTCAATCTTCAGGAAATGTAGAAACACAAACTGGATTTTTTTTGGGGGATGCCGGTTTTCTAAGTAATGTAAATGTTGGTTTACAGAGAGTTACAGATATAGGAAATGTTACAACTAATTCGATTACAGCGAGTGCTGGGGTTTATGTAAATGGTGTCTCGCTTCATGACTCCAATATCATAGCTTATGATAAAATAACTCTAAACTCGATAAATGTACCGAGATACATGACTATAACAAGTCAAATAGGAGTGTCTACATCATATCAATTGGATATAAGTGGTAACGCACAGACGATTGTGTACGGTGGAAGTGAAAATTTCAGAGCTATTAAAATAGATGCATTTTCTAATGTAATATCCGATAAAACGACATCAAATCCAGTCACATCGGGAGTCAATAGTGATATTAATTTTGGTGAACAAGTTGCCGTAAATGACACCGGAACAACGATCGCATGTGGTGCGATTGATTGGGATGGTCCGTATAATGGATACTTTAACTCGGGTGCGGTGTTTGTGTATCGATATGACGGCGAAAATTGGAATCAGCTCGGATCCGCCATAGACGCAGCCGCGGATAATGGTGGATATTCTGAAGCTAGTAGAATCAGATTTGCTAACGGGAATTTTGGATGCTCATTATGTTTAAATGGTGACGGTAACACTCTCATCGCCGGTGCTCGTAATGAAACAAATTACAATGGTGGCAACATTCAACTGTATGCCGGTGCCGCATACGTATACACGTATAACGGTTCTTCATGGACACGCACAGCGTCGTTATTTTCAGATTCGCGTAGCCAATCTGATAGGTTTGGAACTTCTGTATACATAAACAAATCTGGAAATAAAATCGCCATTGGGTCGGGGTCGGGTGAAGTGTACATTTACAACAACTTATCCCTCGCCCATAAAATAACAAACGGTGCGGCTGCGTTTGGTGATAGGGTAGCGATTAACGAGGACGGTACCGTAATGGCCACGGTATCGAATAGCGGTCATCATATATACAATTATGACGGAGAGAATTGGACTGAAACTTTGTTTCCTCTATCGTCGCCCTTAAATCAACCCGAACCTAGAACACATGTTTCCGTAACCGATAGTGGCGACGAAGCCGTCATAAACGGCAATCGTTACATATATTTCGAGGGGGCGTGGTCGATATTTCAAACTGGGTATTCTGTTTATACCAAAATAAATAATGATGGTTACCGAATGATAGACATGGGAACGACTTATTTTTCGACGGTAAATCCAACATATAAGTTGGATGTGGCCGGCGACGCCAATGTGTACGATATGCACGCATTGAGATACCACGGAGACGGTGGAACTTTATCCAACATCGTACTAGAGGAAAATGTCTCCATTTCTAGTATCAATTATAACGGATCGAATGTATTTGGATCCAACTCGACAAATTATCACCAAACAGACACCGTCTCGAGTGGAGGCACGAACCTCATAGCCATGAGTGGATCGGGGACGCGCGTCGCATTCTCTAATTATGGGTCAGATTCATTGCCATTTGTATACGATTACGATGGAACCACTTGGTCACAAACGACTCAAATGACGTCGACGTTATATTCCACTGCCTTGGAAAATGTGTACGACGTTGACATATCATACGATGGAGAGACGATAGCGATAGCTAGTGGTACTTATTTATACATTTGGAACTACAATGGATCTAGTTGGACAGAGTCGCAATACAGCACGGGTTCAAATTACGATTGTCTCGTGAGCGGTGACGGAAACGTCGTATTGGCCGGTAACACTAATACTCATCTCGTACACGCAGTCATAAACGGAACATATTCGGGTACGTTTACACCGTCTCTCGCCGTAGGAAATGATGATCTAAAATTAGTAGGAATTAATTACGACGGTACGAAGGTCATGCTAGCTAGTAATGATTTTTATGGGACAAATCTTGGAAACACTCGGATATTTACGTTCACGCGAAGTGGGAGCTCGTGGTCTCAACAACATCAAATCGATGTCGGTGGAGGGAACACAAACTCACAATCGTTCAGTGTAAATCAGGATTTTACAGTTTTTGCGTATATGATTAACGGTGGAGCGCTGCGTATATATGAATATGACAATAACGCATGGTTGCTTAATGAATATGTTGGTCCGAGTGGTTTAAACTCCATACGAGTCGATAAATTGGGCGTGCGCATCTTGGCGACGAATTACATGATACATAAAAAAAACGGTGCGTGGGAGCATAAAGCCATTTCCACACCATCGAATGTAAACAGAATTAGAAGTGCGAATTCATCTGATCCAGAGCGATCAAGGTTTGTGTTTGGACGCAACGTAAATCCAGGCGTCGTCAGTGAAATACGAATTGACACTACTTTAAACATAAACGCAACAAATGTCAACATATCGGGCACTCTTACAAAGGCGAGTGGTACGTTCAAAATAGACCACCCGTTACCAAATATGGAATCTACACACTCACTTACACATTCATTTATTGAAGGACCAAAAGCTGATCTCATATATCGCGGTAAAGCTCAACTCGAAAATGGATCTGTTATTGTAAATATAGACGAAGTTTCAAGGATGACAGGTGGTACATTTGAAGCACTCACTAGAGATATACAATGCTTTGTCTCAAATGAGACAAATTGGGATGCTGTACGTGGAGTTGTAGACTGTAACTCGATCACAATTCATTCACAAAATACCACATCAAACTCGATCGTGAGTTGGCTGGTCATAGGAGAACGTAAAGA